TCCTTATGACACAATACATAAGTATGTGTGGCTTAGTAGGAGCATATTTTGGTTTTAGTGCGTTAGGAGGAAAAAAATAATGGCAGCACCAGTATTTGTAGTTGGAGTAATAGCAAATCAAGTAGTAAGATTTTTATCAAAAAAAACAGCCCAAAACTTTATTAAAAATTATGGTAGAGGTAAGGGTAAAATAGTAACTGATGTAAATAAATTAAGAACTAAAAAACCTATTTTAGGATATTCAGCCCAAGGTATTAAACAATGGATGAAAGCAAATAAACCTAAAACTAATAAAAAACAAACTACTCCAAATAAAACAGTTAAACAAAAAAATAAAAAGAACAATATAATAACAAAGTTTAAAAATGTAGTAAGAAAAATAAGAGCCGAAAATAAAAAATTAGAAGACCCAGTGACAAAAGATGAAGCAATAATGTCAGGTGTTATAATAGGAGCATATCCTGTACATAAAATGCAACAGAAAAAAGAAAATAAACAAAAAAAGAAACGGCTAGGTCTTATTAGAGGTAAGAAGTGATTGAAGCTAATGGGTGGGATAACCACGAAGATACATTTGAAGAAACAATACGAAGAGAACTTTTAGCTGCACAACAAACTATATACATACTAAAAGAAGATAATAAAGAATTAACAAAAGCATATTACTTATTATTAAAAGAAAACGAGAGGTTAAAAAAAATTAATTAATGGATTTTATAGATAGATTAAGAGAGGAGTTAAAGATAGATGAAGGATGTAAATACGAAATATATTTGGACCACCTTGGCTTACCTACGTTTGGCATCGGACATCTCATTGTACAAGGAGATGAAGAATACGAGAAACCAGTGGGAACAGTGGTGGATGAAATTAGGGTTAACGAAGTTTTTGAGCAAGACATAAATGTTACAATAGGTGAGTGTAAGAAAATGATACAGGCTATTAGAGATGGTGATTGGATTGAAGCAGGAAATCAAATGCAGGACTCAAGATGGTACAAACAAGTAACAAACAGAGCAGACAGACTTATATCTCGAATGAAAGCAGTCGGCTTGAGTTAAAAAAACAAAAACAAAGAAAAAAACATATATACAACTTAAAAGAATTTTTTAAACCTAGAGAAAGAAAGTTTATAAAACATGGCTAGAAAACTAACAGAAAGACAACAAAAATTTATAGATGCTTTATTTGCAGAAGCAAATGGTAGTATAAAAGATGCTAAAATTATTGCGGGGTATTCTCCTAATACAAATAATCAAGAAATAATTAAAGCACTAAAAGAAGAAATATTAGAAGCTACACAACTATACATGGCAAGTAATGCACCTCTTGCTGCAATGGCAATGGTAGGTGGTGTAGTAGACCCTACAGAACTTGGCATACGAGATAAAATGAATGCAGCTAAAGAATTACTAGATAGAACAGGTTTGATAAAAACAGAGAAGGTACAAGTAGAAGCATCAGGTGGTGTTATGCTTATGCCAACAAAAAAACCTACTGAAGAAGATGACGACTAGAAGTGCAGGTAAGTGGGAGTTACCACAACCAACAGATATTAAAGAAGACAATGAATGGATTTCTATTCCAAGAATTGCACGAACTATACCTTTTGGTTACATAAAAAATAATGAAGACCCTAATTTATTAAATCCTGTTCAAAATGAATTAGATAAATTAGAGTTAGCAAGAAAATATATTAAACAATATTCATACAGAGAAGTAGCTAATTGGCTGACAAAACAAACAGGTAGATATATTTCTCATGTAGGATTACGTAAAAGATTACAGGATGAGCAAAAACGTAAGAACAAAGCTAGAAGCCTACGCAAGTGGGCAGAGTATGCAGAAAAGGCGATCTCCAAGGCGAAAGAAATCGAAGAAAGTAGAACAGGAGCAACGTCTTAAAGTAGATAATACATTTTTAGATGAAGTAGAAAAACCTATTGAAGAAGAAAGAAATATAGTTTTTCAACCTAATAAAGGTCCTCAAACAGAGTTTCTTGCTGCATCTGAAAGAGAAGTTTTATATGGGGGAAGTGCAGGTGGTGGCAAGTCTTTTGCCATGTTAGCAGACCCTTTAAGATATATGGGTCATTCACAATTTAGTGGATTACTCTTACGACATACTACAGAAGAATTAAGAGAACTTATATTTAAATCTCAAGAGTTATATCCAAAAGTATGGAAGGGTATAAAGTGGTATGAAAGAAAAATGCAGTGGGTAGCACCATCGGGTGCAAGACTGTGGATGTCATATCTTGATAGAGATGAAGATGTTATGCGTTATCAAGGTTTGGCTTTTAGTTGGATAGGTTTTGATGAATTAACACAATGGGCAACTCCTTTTGCTTGGAACTATATGCGTTCTCGTTTACGTTCTACAGCATCTGATTTACCTATATTTATGAGAGCAACAACAAACCCCGGAGGTGTAGGACATCATTGGGTTAAAAAAATGTTTATAGACCAAGCACCTTATGGAAAGGCATTTGATGCAACAGATATTGAAACGGGAGAAGTTCTTAAATACCCAGCAGGACACAGAAGAGCTGGGAAATCTTTATTCAAAAGGAGATTTATTCCTGCAAGATTATCTGACAATCCGTACCTCGCAGAAAGTGGAGACTATGAAGCAATGCTACTTTCCCTTCCTGAACAACAAAGAAGACAACTTTTGGAGGGGGATTGGGATATTAAAGAAGGTGCAGCGTTTACTGAATTTGATAGGAACGTACACGTTGTTGAACCATTTGATATACCTAGTAATTGGGTTAAGTTTAGGTCTTGCGACTATGGTTATGGGTCATATTCGGGTGTTGTTTGGTTTGCTGTTTCACCTGCTGAACAACTTATTGTATATCGTGAGTTATACGTTTCAAAAGTTTTGGCAACGGATTTAGCAGATCAAATATTAGATTTAGAAGCTGAAGATGGCAATATAAAATATGGAGTATTAGACTCTAGTTTGTGGCATAAACGAGGTGATACAGGTCCTTCACTCGCTGAACAAATGATTTCTAGAGGTTGTCGTTGGAGACCTTCAGATAGAAGTAGAGGTTCTAGAGTCGCAGGTAAAAATGAATTACATAGAAGATTACAAGTTGATGAATTTACAGAAGAACCTAGATTAGTATTTTTTGAAAATTGTGTAAATATGATATCACAAATACCATCTATACCTTTAGATAAAAAGAATCCTGAAGATGTAGATACAAAAGCAGAAGACCACTTATATGATGCTTTACGTTATGGTATAATGTCGAGACCTCGATTTAGTGTATTTGACTATGATCCACATGGTAGACCCTCAACAGGTATGCCAGTAGCAGATGCAACATTTGGATATTAAAGGATAAATTATGGCAGAAGAAGAAATAATGATTGAAGATGATGCTATTGCACTTGAAGATGGCGAAACAATAGAAGCAGATTCATCAGGTATAATACCATTTATTATGGAAAAATATCATCGTGCTGATAAATACAGAGAAAATGATGAAACTAGATGGTTAAGAGCATATAGAAATTATAGAGGTTTATATGGTTCTGACGTACAGTTTACGGAAGCAGAAAAATCTAGAGTATTTATAAAAGCAACAAAGACTAAAACTCTTGCAGCATATGGTCAAATAGTAGATGTATTATTTGCTAATAATATTTTTCCGTTAAATATTGAACCTACAGAATTACCTGAAGGTGTAGTTGCTGATGTACATTTTGATCCCGCAGAACCTGAACAACTTAAAAATGAAATAGATTTAACATCACCCTATGGTTTTGCAGGAGATGGAAAAGAACTACCAGCAGGTGCTACAGAAAAAACATTAAGAGAAAAATTAGGACCTTTAAAAAATAAACTAGAAGATATTGATGATTTAAAAGAAGGTGCTGGTACTACTCCAACATCTGTTACTTTTAGTCCTGCTATGGTTGCAGCAAAAAGTATGGAAAAGAAAATACATGATCAATTACAAGAATCAGGTGCTAATAAACATTTAAGAAGTACAGCTTTTGAAATGGCTTTATTTGGAACTGGAGTAATGAAAGGACCTTTTGCTGTTGATAAAGAATATCCTAATTGGAATGAGCAAGGAGAATATAGTCCAGTATTTAAAACTGTACCTCAAGTAAATCATGTATCTGTGTGGAATTTTTATCCAGACCCTGATGCAAATAATATGGATGAAGCAACATATGTAATTGAAAGACATAAAATGTCAAGAAGTCAATTACGTAGTTTAAAACGTAGACCACATTTTAGAGATATTGCAATAGATGAAGCTATAGAAGAGGGAGAAAATTATACGAAAGAATCTTGGGAAGATGATTTGTCTGACTACGCACCTGAATATGGAATTGAAAGATATGAAGTTCTTGAATATTGGGGAATGTGTGACACTGAAATATTAAAAGAGCAAGGTGTAGATATACCAAAAGAATTAAGAGATTTTGATGAGTTACAAATAAATTCATGGATTTGTAATGGTAAATTATTAAGAATGGTTTTAAATCCATTTAAACCTTCTAAAATACCATATATGGCATCACCATATGAATTAAATCCATATTCATTTTTTGGTGTTGGTATAGCTGAAAATATGGATGATACTCAAACACTAATGAATGGATTTATGAGAATGGCTGTAGATAATGCAGTATTATCAGGTAACATGTTAATAGAAGTAGATGAAACAAACTTAGTTCCCGGACAAGACTTATCTGTATATCCCGGAAAAATATTTAGAAGACAAGGCGGCGCTCCCGGTCAAGCAATATTTGGTACAAAGTTTCCAAATGTTTCAGGTGAAAATTTACAGTTGTTTGATAAAGCAAGGCAATTGGCTGATGAGTCAACTGGTTTACCTTCATTTTCTTATGGTCAAACAGGTATTACTGGTGTAGGTAGAACTGCTAGTGGTATATCTATGTTAATGAATGCTGCAAGTGGTAGTATAAAAACTGTTATTAAAAATGTAGACGACTATTTATTAAGACCTTTAGGCGAGGGTTTATTTAGATCC